ATGGCAGTAAAAAAAGATGAAAAAACAGGTACGTGGTATTTCTATGGTTCGTACAAAATGAAGAATGGAAAATATAGACAATACAAGAAACGTGGCTTCCAAAAAAAGAAAGATGCAATAAAAGCAGAGATTATATTCAAAGAAAACGTGAAAGACCCATACAAAAATATCACACTTGAGGAATTACTTAATATCTATGCAGCATATACAGAAAAGAGAATAAAAGAAAGCACATATAGAGTTCAGAACAGATTACTTGAAAGATGGATTGATATTTTAGGTGATGTAAACATAAAATCCATTACAACAAACGATATAGAATGTGCAATGGAATTAATGATTAATAACGTAGGATATGAAACTGCAAAGAATTATTTATCTAGAATCAATAAGATGTTGAGATTTGCAGTTCGTAAAGGATATTTAGAAACAAATCCTTGTTCGCCTGTTGAATTGGCTAAAAATCCAAACGAAAAGAAAGTCGAAATGAAATATTGGACTTTGGAACAATTCAACTTGTTTATTCCTTACGTTGAAAATCCTTTGTATCATCTTCTATTTAACAATCAGTTCTATATGGGGATGAGAATTGGAGAAACATTGGCTTTGACTTGGGAAGATGTAGATTTAGAGAACAATGTTATTTCAGTTAAAAAAACATGGTCAAAAGATTTGCATAAAATCACAACCCCAAAAACTCCAAACAGTTATAGAACAATCACAATGCCTCAGTTCTTATCGGATGAATACAGAGAGTTTAAGGAAATGTTGGATGTTCCTGAGAAATCATTTGTATTCGGGATAGATATACCCGTATGCAATACAACAGTTAGAACGAGGATGAGAGAAGCTATTAAACTTGCGAACGAAAACAACGAAGAACAAATACCTATCATTCGTATACACGATTTAAGACACTCATGTGCTTCATACATGATTGGCAATATGGTAAGAGATGGAAGCTCACATTTTAGCTTGTATGATGTCGCAAAGCGTTTAGGAGACAATCTGAGCACTGTATTGAGTGTTTATGCTCATTGGCTACCTCAAGCCGATAAAGGAATTGCTAAATTAATGGATAAAGATAATGCACTAGATTAATTTCTAGTGCTTTTTTGTTTGTAAAAAGAAAAACACACCATTTAGCGAGTGTGCCTTCCATGAAATAGAGAGAGATGAAAATACAGTTGCCTATTTACAGGCACTTAAAGTTTACCATGTTTCGTTGCGGACGTTTTGTACTACCAAAACAATACACATCATCTCTATTCAACCATTATGATCTATCTTTCATATTTATCTACCAATGCGGATAATTCATCTAAAGTGCGTCCATATATCATACATAGAGCTTTTGCATCTTTAAAGAATATGTTCTTTTTTCCATTCTCTATATCAGAAAGCCACATAGGTGCGTGATGCAACCTATCGGTAACCTCAGCTAAGGTTAGTCCGCTCTCCTTTCTAAACTGTTTCAAGGCTAATCCTTGACATTCAAATTTGTTACCCATAGTATCACCTCATTTTCTCATAACAATAACAAATTTTACTTCTACAATAAATATATCATAATTTACGCTCTAAGCTAAATAATTGTATTAAAATAAAAAAAATGATTGACGTAATTAAGCTCCAAGCGTATATTATAAGTGTAGATAAGCTAAGGGCGTAGATAGGAGGGTATTGAAAATGGAATTATTAACAATCAAACAAATTCGAGTTGGATTAAATATGACTCAAAAAGAAATGGCTAAATATCTTGGTATATCTACTGTTAGCTACCAAAGAAAAGAAAGTGGAATTAAAAATTTCTACTTTTGGGAAGTCAAGAAGATTTGTGCCAAAGCTACTGTTTCATTAGATTTGGTTAAAATCTAAATTTTTTTACAAATTGAATACGCTAAGAGCGTAATTATAGAAAGGGTGAATAAAATGTCAGAACCAAGTAGAAGATTAGAAAGTGACAGATTAGATTCAATTAGATTATTCCAAGACTCAGTGCATTTGGAAGGAAAAGTTTTTGATGTGCTAATTAAGAACGGATGTTCTAAGGAAGATTTAGTAAACGTATCTTCAATGCTTCAAACCATTTATATGTGTGGATTTGAAGTTGGGAAAAGATGTGTAAAGGAATGAAAGTTCTCTTAGGCTATAGAGACATCATGGAACTTGGTGTTTCTAAAAAGACTGCATACAAGATGTTGAATCTTATATGCGAATCTGAGGCTTACAAAAAGTCCAATCTATCCAAAGTGATAGATACAAAGAAAGTTCCAACAAAGTTATTTATCAGGATGTTTCCTGAGTTCAAAGAAAGGTGTGAACAACATGATGGATGTAGATGATTTAAGAGAAATGGATGACAACCGTTTTATTGATGAAGATGAAGAGGAGGAAGAACAAGATGAGTACAGTTACGAAGACTACTGCTACGACTTCTGCAAAGCAGAAAGAGACGAAGAAGCCTGGTTCTAAATCAACTGCAAAGAAGAAAGCAGTTGAATTAGGCGATTGTATCACGCTTCCTTCTTTTGCCAACAACGAGTACGAAACTCAGTATTCAATGCTAGTTAGAAGCCAAAAGCAGACTCGTATGGTTAATAGAATGGCTAAATTCAATTACATTTGTTCGTTAATTTGTTTCTTAGTTTCGTTAGCTTTCATTGTGATAGCTAATTGGTACATAAGAGGTTTGTAAATTGAGGGGAGGAAGTAAAGATGAATCTGTATCAAGACACTGATAAATACATTGTCGAAAAGTATGGAAACCATGATGAATGGCTTAAGAAAAGAGGACGAGGCATTGGAGGTTCTGATGCAGCTTGTTTCATGGATTTGAATCCATGGAAAACATTGAATCAGTTGTGGCACGATAAAAAGTTCGGTTCAGAACAGATTACAAATGATGCTATCGAGTATGGCAATACTGCAGAGCCATGCTTAAGAACATTGTTTCAGGCAAAACACCCTGAGTTGGATGTTCAGTATGTTGATAACGTTACGTTGGTTTCTAAGGAACATGAGTTTCTTAGATATAGTCCTGATGGATTGATTTACAACAAGGAAACAGGAGAAAGAGGAATCCTTGAAATCAAAACATCTAAGATAATGAATCAACAGAGTTTAGATAAGTGGGGAACAAATGGGGAGAAAGCAGTTCCTAATAACTACTATTGCCAAACTTTAGAGGGATTGATCGTTACGGATTTCGACTTTGTTATTTATTGTGCAGAACTAAGATTTTTAAATGGCAAAGCATGGATAATAGAGCGTTCATACAGAAAAGAAGAAGCACTAGATAGTATGAATGAACTAAAAGAAAACATGTTAGAAAAGTGGGATATGTACTTTGTTAATGATGTAGAACCGCCTATCCCATTGTCTTTATAAAAAATGGAGGATGAAAAACATGGAATTTAATTTGGAAGTTAGTGCAAAGGATGGAAAGGTTTATACCAATGCATCTGATTTATTACCCGAAATTCAGAATGGTTTAAAGCACTATGACTATGTAGTTGACGAAAACAACTACAAACAAGCAAAATCTGACAGAACTACATTAAACAACTTAGTAAAGATTGTATCAGACAAGCGTAAGCAAGTTGAGAATGATGTATTCGCTCAGTGGTTGCAAGACAAAAAAGATATTATGGCAGTTGAGAAAACAATCAAAGCAGCATCCGATAAATTAGGTAACGGAATCAATGATATTGATAATGCAGAGAAAGAATTGAAGAAAAATCAGATTAAAGAGTTGTGGTTAAACATGACAAACAACAAATATCCTTTTGAACTAGTGTTTGAAGAAAGATATTTGAACAAATCTGTTAAACCTAAGGAAATTGAAGAATCATTGAATAACAAGTTCTTGAAAGCGGAAGAACAATTATCTTTTATTGAAGCTTCTTTACCTGATGATGAACTACAGGCGGAACAAGTTATTCAATTATTCTGTAAGACATTGGATTTAAGCAAAGCTACAGAACGTATTAATGAGATCAAGGAAGCCAAAGCTAAACTTCAAGAAAAAGTAAATGCTCAAATCGAACAATCTAAACAAGCACAAATGGAAAGAGAAAATGTAGTTCCTTCTCAGACCCCATTTGAAACACCTCAAGTTCAAAATCAGGCAGAGCCAAGAAGATATTGCGTATTTAGATTTGAAGGCTCTATGGAAGAACTACAAGCGTTCAATCCATTGTTGAACCAATTTATTAAAGAACACAACGTAAAGGTAACAATTTTAGAAAAGGGAGAGTGTTAACATGATTCAAAACAATATTGCCAAAAAGCCTCAAGCATCATTCGCATCTTACGTTAAGTCTGATGCAGTACTTACAAACATTTCAAAAACTTTAGGCAGTGCAACGAGAGGAAAAAAATTCGTGGCATCCATCATTAGTGCAGTAAATACAAATAAACAATTACAGGAATGCGATTTTGCAACGATTGTAAGTGCAGGAATCGTAGGTGATTCTTTGAATTTATCACCTAGTCCACAATTAGGACACTACTACATGGTTCCATTCAGAGACACTAAGAACAATCGTACAGTTGCTACATTCCAACTTGGATATAAAGGATATCTTCAATTAGCTATTCGTTCAGGTCAATACAAGAAAATCAATGTTGTAGCAGTTAAGGATGGGGAATTATTAAGCTATAACCCATTTACAGAAGACATTGAAATAAGAGCTATTACTGATCCATTAGAACGTGAGAAAGCTCCTACAATTGGATATTACGGAATGTTTGAATTGACTAATGGTTTTACTAAATCAATGTACTGGTCAAAAGAAACAATGGAAGAACACGCTCAGAAATATTCAAAAGGTTATGCAGCACATAAAGGATATACATTTTGGGAAAAAGATTTTGACGGAATGGCTTTCAAAACTATCTTACGTCAATTGATTTCTAAATGGGGAATCATGAGCATTGAAATGCAAACTGCGATTGAAACAGATATGTCATTTAAAGATGATGTAAGTTCTCAACCAGTGTATTTCGATAATGAAGAAACTCAACAGATTGAACAAACTCCAGTGTATCAAGAACAAACATATCAGGAACCTGAAGGTGTAAGTCTTGTATAAGTCAAAACGTAGCCAAGCTACAGATATAGATTTAAAAACTAGAAAGTTGGTAAAAGAAAGAGATCAGATGTGCATATTTTGTGGAAGTACATATCGTATTGAATTAGCACACACGATTCTTTCACGAAGCAATGGCGGACTAGGTTGTGAAAAAAACCTAGTCTGTGCTTGCCAACGTTGTCATAGAATCATGGACTCAGAAAGTCCTAAAGGAAAGAAATCGAGAGAGATTGCAATTAAGTACCTAGAACGTATCTACGGACATATTGATGAATCAGAGGTGAAATATAATGCTAAGTCAAAATGAATTGTTGTTTAAATACAACCCATTCAAAGTTAAACATTGGAGAGACGATGAAATCCAAGAACAATTAGGAATCCTAGTTGATGCTTATATCTCTGATGCAGAAACAGTAATGGAAATGGCATTAAACGTTGAAAACCTCGCAAATCAAATGTTTCTGATTGGTGAAATGATAGCTCGATTACAGGAAAGCTCGAACATCTTAAAAGCAGATATTGAGAACAAAATGAATCAAGCGATTTACGTAGAACGCAGCACATGGGAACGTGACCATGACGGAAAAGCACCTAGCATTAAATATTTTGAAGCTTTAGCAGGTCAAAAAGTATCTGAGGAAAAATCAAAGTTTGCAAAATTAGATAGCGATTTGAAACGATTCAAAACTGCTTATGAAAGTATTGAAGCTAAGATGAATTCGGAAAAGAAAAAAATCGAGGCTACTAAGTTTGAAATTGGAGGTGCATAAGATGATTTTAGGCATTGACCCAGCAAATGAATATAGTGCATTTGTTGTAGTTGAGAATGATTTATCGGCAGTTGTAGACAAAGGAAAAATTCCTAACAAAGAATTGCAAGATAAAATCTCAAATTGGAAAGCAGAGAATTATCCAATTGATTATGTAGCGATTGAAGGAATACAAAGTTTCGGTATGCCTGTAGGTCAAACTACATTTGAAACTTGTTACTTTATAGGGCGTTTATTAGAGCAATTTGAAGCTTTTGACATAGAACCCACATTAATATACCGAAGTGAAGAAAAAATGCTTCTATGCCACTCTATGAAAGCGACAGACGCAACTATTAGACAAGCGTTAATTGATTTGTTTGCTAAAGATACTCCAAACAAAGGAAAAGGTACAAAATCAAATCCAGGTTATTTCTACGGATTTAAAAGTGACATTTGGAGTGCGTTTAGTGTCGCTATAGTGTTTCATACAAAGTACATAGGTACAGAATGTTAGGAGGTGTGATGTATGGCGATCGTTAGAGTTGTAAAGAACAAAGACTATACAGTGATGAGCAATGCACATTTACATGATAAAAGACTATCACTAAAAGCAGTTGGGTTATTAAGTATTGTATTGAGCTTGCCTGATAATTGGCATTATACAGTAAAGGGATTGGTTGGAAGCGTTAAGGACGGAGAAAGAGCGGTTAATGGAGCACTTTCTGAACTAAAGAAATGCGGATATTTACAAGTAAATAAATTATATCCAAATTCAGAAAGAAGCAAAATCGAGTATCAGTATGTATTTTATGAAAAACCTCAAGACCTACAAAACGTGCCTCTTGAGCAAGACCTACAAAATGTAGACCTACAAAATGTAGACCTACAAAATGTAGACCTACAAAATGTAGACCTACAAAATGTAGACCTACAAAACGTAGGTGCTTATATAAATACTAATAAACAAAGTACTAATAAACAAAATACTAAAGAATTAAATACTAATGAATATAAAGAAAAAAATAACAAAAAAGAAAGTGTTAATTCTGTTATTGCAGAGTATACAGAAAACAAAGATTTGCAAGATGCATTGCATGATTTTGTAGATATGCGTACTAAAGTAAGAAAACCTTTGACTGTTAGAGCTATGAAATTGTCTTTAAATGAATTAGATAAATTGGCAGTAGATGATGTTACCAAGATTGCTATTGTAAATCAGAGCATTGTACATAGTTGGTTAACATTCTACAAGTTGCAGAATAACAACAACGGTCAAAGACAATTGACAAGAAAAGAAATGGGGTATGCATTTTGACATTAGAAGAAACTGAAAGAATCTTACAAGTGCTAAGAATCAATTATCCTATGACTTACAAACATATGACTCAGGAAGATACGCAAGCCTATTTAAAACTTTGGCAAGTATCTTTTAAGGATTATGAATACTTAGTTGTAGCGAATGCAGTTAATCAAATCATTCAAAGTGATACAAGAGAGTTTGCTCCAAATGTAGCGCAAGTAAAAACGCGAATCAGTAAAACTGCTATTGGAAAAACTAAAGAGTGTGGAGAGGCTTGGGAAATCGTTTTAAGGAACGCCAAGTGTGACCCTCATACTAGTAAGGTAAACTACGATAAACTGCCTAGAAACATTCAGAAAGCGCTCGGAGGGAGCTATCTGTTAAGAGATATTGCGTGGAGTAATAAAAAAGACTTGCAATACTATCGAGATAGATTTTTACAAGCTTACAAAGAGATTTGTGAAGAAGAAGTACAGTTATTAAATTCAGGTCAAATCAGTTTGGAAATGTATCAACAACACGATCAATTACCTGCGCCTCCAAAAAAAGAGGAAGGCATGAAAATATTGGGAGATTTGATGAACGGATAAGAAAGGGAGGGGTAGCAAGTGCAATATTATATGTTGGAAAAAAATGATATATCAGTTGTACGTGGAATCGTATCTTCAAAAGATGTAATGAAGGAATTGAATATTACAAACGCTCAGTTCCATAAGATGTTGAGAAACGAGGAAACCTATAAAGGATGTATTCTTCTTCCTGTTGAAACGGATGAGGAAGAAAGAAGAAAGGTAACAAGCGAAGATGCTGAGCAATTCCAACTACTGGGCGAAAGTAAAACAGGAATCAGATATTACATTACAAGTTATTTAAGAGTTGTTTCTGTTGATCTAAAAGGAAAACAAAGGGAAATGAAAGCTAAAAAGGAAACAGAATCAATTTACAGAGTTGTAGTGAGCCTTAAAGAAGGGAAACGATACTTGAATGTATTGTTTGAAGCCTACAAAGCTTTTGTTGGTGAAATAGAAAAGAACGATTCTATTGTTTGGGACGGAGAAATGAAAATTGAAAACCTAAGAGTTATCAAACTAGCTCAGATTCAGGGGTTGAGAAACAAGAAGAAAGTAAGAATAGGCGATACGGTTTATTCTTCAATCGCCGAGTGTGCTAGAAAGAATTTCATTTCTAAATCACATATGTATCAGATGATAGAAGGAATCAGACCTAATTCAATAGGTGTTGAATTTGTATAAAGGAGTTGAAAAGAAATGAACAGAGTTATATTATCAGGCGAAATCGGTAGCGATATCACTTTAAAGAAAACTGCTACAGGACAAAGCCTATGTAACTTCTCGATTGAAGTTAAGGAAAAAGGAAAGAACGGACAAGAGTTTAAATCTTTCTTCGACTGTACTGCATGGGGAGAAAACGCAGAACATATTAATCAATATGGATTTAGAGGACAACATATTGCAGTTGACGGAAAGCTTCAAAAAAGCTCATACACGAACAAAGAGAATCAGAAGGTATATAAGACTAGCGTTTACGTTATGGACGTAGAATTGGCTTTAAACAATGCTACAATGCCACAAACACAAGCTTATCAACAAACGTATCAACAAACGTATCAAGCTCAATCACAACAACAGATGCAGCAACCACAAACAGTACCATTTACAAATCAAGTAAATTATCAATCATATCCTAATAATGATGATCTAGGAGAGGGGATGCCGTTCTAGATGATTGCGAAAAGGTATGATGATGAACTTATGTACAGTGTTATGAAATGTGAGGGAGATAACAAATACAAGTACTGTACAAAAGATGGAAAACTAGCTTTTAAAAAGCCAGGTAAAGATTTTCTAGGGGCAACAAAGGAAAACATTATGAATCTGTATGTAATTGAAGGAAGTCTATACATTGGAGAATATGTTGGGGAGGATGAATAAATGGAGAAACAGATAAATCTAACGGGGGGGTATCTATAATCAAGATTGTTTAAAAGGCTTGAAAGAAATTAAAGACAATCAATTTGATGTTGCGATTACATCCCCTCCATATAACAGGATAAGAAATGACAAGTACGCTCATTATGATGATGTTAAAAACAATTATTACAAGATGATCGTTGATGTAACGAATGAGTTGTTAAGAACGTGCAAGAAAGATGTAATTGTGAATATTCAAGCAACATATTTCAACAAAAAAGACGTTTATAAATACATTGGATATTTCGCAGATAAGTTAAAAGGAATTGTGATTTGGGAGAAAACAAACCCTCAACCAAGTATCAACAAGATTAAGGATGAGAACGGAAACATACTTACATCAGTATGTAATGCAGTTGAATATTTCTTTGTTTTAAATGAACAGGCAGAGGAATTTAGAGCCTATGGGTCAATCAAAAATATTGTGCATAGCTCAGTTAATGAAAAACACTTTAAAGGGCATGGAGCAATAATGAAATACGAAATTGCAGATTGGTTTGTTAAAAATTTCAGTGTTGAGGGAGATACGATTGTTGACCCATTCTTAGGAACAAGAACAACTGCTATCGCATCAGAACTTAACAAAAGAAAATACGTTGGATATGAAATATCTAAAGAATATTGTCAAATTGCAAAGAAAAGAATTGCAGTAGAAACAAGTACATTGTTTTAAGGAGTGCATGAAATGGTATATGGATAACGTTTACGGAAGGTATGCAAGCTTCCTAGATAAGCTAGAACTAAAGAAAGCAGACAAGTACATCAAACGTGTTTTCCCAAATGCAGAATACTACGTTGACTATGAATTAGGAGCGTTAGTATTTGAACCTTTAGAAAATGAAGAAGTTGATTTAGAAGATCGTACAGTCATAAATGAAAAAGGATATAAAGGAACATTTACTAGCAAATATAGAGATTTAGTCAAAAACTATGAAGAAAACACATTTGAACAGAATGGAGAAAAATTTGAACAGATTACGTTGTTTTAAAAATGGTGTGAACAAATGAATAAAGAAACAAGGATGAGAAAAGCAAATTACATAAGAAAAGACGAAATCAATATATGTAGATTTGTTGAAATTTGCTATTCGGTTATTGAAAGAAATATCGAAGGCAAATGGGAATATGTAGGAAAAGTCAAAGAAAAAGGATTGCAAATCAGGAATAGAGTTTATTTATTTGATGATAAATATAAATTAGCTCATTACAAAGGCACTAAAATTTTAGAAGTTTTTGAAGGCATACCTGAATGGGCAACACCTAAAATGATTGAAAGATATGAAGAATTTAAGGCGGAGCAGAAAGGAAAACTATTGTTTTCTAAATAGGAGTAGTAACATGGCAAAATATTTATTCAAATCGAATATATTCGCTCAATTATCGGAAATTGTAGAAGCCGATTCAGAAAAAGAAGTTTGGAAAAAGATTAGAAATCAAAAATCTTTTGAAATCAAGCAAAAAGCTTTGCAAATTTATCCAGCATCAATTGAGATTAGAAAAATCAAAGAAAAAAAGGAGAAAAACAACATGGAATTAAAAGAAACAATTGAATTAATGTGTTCAAGCGATTACAAAGAAAGATTTGTAGCAGAATATCATCAAGTAAAAATCAGATATGAGAAATTGAAGAATTTCTGTAACAAGATTGAAGTAGAAAAAATGCTTGGGGAAGAAGTAACTAAGCATGATTGCCCACTTGAGTTGTTAAGAGAGCAACAAAAATACATGGGATTGTATTTATCAGTTCTTGAAAAAAGAGCATTGATTGAAAATGTTGAATTATAAAAGGAGAACCAAATGACAAGTACAGAATTAATTAAAGATATGCTTGAAAGACAGAAAGCGTATGACGAAGAAGTATTTAAGAAACATAATGTTGACTATGTTTCTAAAAGCCAATTAGAAAGTGCGTTATTTGATGAATTAGGAGAATTGATGCACGCTCAAAAATCAGATTGGTGTTGGTGGAAGTTCACGCAAGAGCCTAAAGACGAAGCTAAAGTATTTGAGGAATACATTGATGTTGTGCATTTCGCATTAATGTACGAAATCAAGTTTGGTTCAGGGTGCTATCAATATGAGGATATTAAATGGAATTACAACAAGATAAAAACGGATTTAGGTTTTGGACAGGCATATGCATTTAGCTGTGTAATCAGTTTAACACGAGATGATAACGTATTAGCTTACGTAATCGCATTAGGATTGCATTTAGGATATTCGCTAGAAGAAATCTATAAAGAATATATTCGCTAGAAGAAATCTATAAAGAATATATTCGCAAGAATGAGATTAATAAAGAAAGATTAGCGAAGGGGTACTAGGAAAAGAGGTTTAAGATATATGAACATGGATGTTATTGCAAGAAGAATTGTAAAGGAATACGTAGAAGAACATTTAGATAAATCAGATAAAGATATTAAGGAATCAGACAAGCAACCTTATATTGTATGGAAGTGCAAGACTTTGCAAAATTGGAAATATTTAATCAGTACCGATTTACACGACGGAATGTATTACGAAGTAACATACAATGGAGACAAGAAGGAATTCTATCTTGACGCATATAAAAAGTTTGAGAATAGATGTATTCCAATGCCTGAAAATGATGATGTAGGTGATCATTAATGGGAGAAATAGTTTGTATGTTATACAACCTAGCAATAATCGGAATCACTTGTTATATGTGTGCGAATTATAGTTATTGGTTCTTATTGTTATTGTTGTTAACAGGCAGTTATAAAAGTGAGAGGAATGAGTAATAGAATGTTAAACACAAATATTAATAAAAATCAAAAATTAGAATTTCATTCAGTAAGTGGTTTGATGTGTAAATCACATCCGAAATCTATTATTTGTAAAACTGGCAAAGACCCTTATTTGTTAGATATGGATAATCCAAGGACGACTAACAAATACGGTGTAAAAGTAGTTGTTTTGCAAGTGATGATTATAGAAGGTGGCTTTATAGTTGAATATTTGCCAAAAGATATATATGAGGAGAGTTTAAATGATTAATTTAAAGAACGGATACGGAATTATATCTGATGGAAAAAGCTTCACGCTAGTTCAAGATGCAATTCAAGTTAGCAAAGACGGAGTTAAAACGGAAATCAAGAAACAGATTTCCTTTCACTCAACTTTAGAGAGTGCGTTACAAGGCTATTCAAACTGTAGAATGGCAGATTTAGTTAGTAACTTTGATATGGATTTAAAGGATGTTAAGAAAGCCATTGACGATTTAAAAAGGGAGATAAAGGCATATGAATAAATACCAAGAATTGTTGCAAGTTCTTGAAAAAGAACATCAAATTACGTGCGAAGCAGCAGACATAGAAGAAACTGATCGTGCCAAGACATATTTTCAATTATTGAAGGATTTTATGGATAAAGAAACACCTAAAAAACCAATAGATATTGAGTTTGGACCATGTGGTGATTTGATGTTATGTTGTCCAACTTGCAAGCATGGAGTTGTGCCTATTCCAACGTATCACGGAAATAGGTATTATCCTCGTTGTCCTTTTTGTGGGCAGTTATTAAAAGGAGAAGAAGAAAATGAATAAATATAAAGAAGCGTTAGATGAGATTAAAAACATAGTGCTAGATAAAAATGGTGATGGATATCACACTGCGAAGTATTTACAAAACTTTTATTATAGATCATGCGAAACATTACAAGAATTGGTTGAAAGAGCAACTCCAAAAAAGTTGGTAGCTACAAGGCATACACGAAGATGTCCAGCGTGTAATAGACAGATGAGTGATATTAACAATGCACATCCAAATATGAAATTTTGCCCAAATTGTGGGCAAGCGTTGGATTGGGAGATAAGAAGATGACCACATGGAAAATGTTTAACGAATCAAAACCACTGTTTAGTGATTTGTATTTAGTAAAGTTTAAAGATGGATGTTTTTTAGGCGAATATGGGGTTTGCTATTATAGTGACGAGCATAAAGAGTTTGGTGAATTTATATCTTTATATGATTCAGAAAGAGATGAAGATGATGAAGCGTTCGTTTCTTGCAAATCTATTGTTGCTTGGGCACCATTCCAAAGAATTGATGAGGAACACAAAGAAAAAACTGCTGAGCAGATGTTTAATGATCTTGGTTATGAAAAACGTGTTTTTGATGATTTTATTATGTATGAAAAAGGGGATTATACTAGGCTTAAAATAATTGAGTTTCATTTGAGAACTGAAATTGTGCATTCTTATATAGAATACGCAGTAGGAAATGCAATAAAAAATTTAGATGTAGATGAATTAAAAGCTATTAATAAGCAATGTGAGGAGTTGAATTGGCTATGATGAGTGCTAAGGAAATGTTTAATGCATTAGGTTATTATGAAAAAGATGTCGGATATACTAATATTCTTTGCTACGAAAAGGACATTAGTATTCAAGATGTTCCGCATTATATAGGCTTACAATTTGTGCTTAACCACGAATATATTTCTATCTACAGTCATGTTGGAGGAAAATATGAATATGGAAAAGAACGTAATTATTCGTATGGAGCATTTAATGGGTTTGATGTTGAGTTATTAAGAGCAATAGAGCAACAAATGAAAGAGTTAGGATGGCTAGATGAAAAGACAGAAATAAAAGAAGCAAGAAATCCAGAAGTAACTAATTTTGAATATTACAAAGATGAAATTCTAGATAATTGCCTGGAGAGTTTAGCGGTAGTCAAAGGGAGACCTAAGTTATGTTATAAAACTAATTGCAATGACTGCGACTTTAAACTTGTTCAAAAAGGATGTCATAACAAGGTAAAAGATTGGCTAAAGCAGACACACGAAAAGCCAGTATACAAATTAACTAAATTTGAAAAAGAATTATTAGAATGCTATTCAGATGTATACAGTTTTAAAGTATTTAATTCTTTAAATGGGATGAAGGAAAAAGGATATTTTAAAGGAATTGATGATAATGAATTAATTGGAGACATCCTAGCAAAATGTGAGGTGGTTGGATGATTTATTTCTTTGCAGGAGTATTTATAGGTGGAATAGCTTCAATGCTCCTTTATTCCTTAGTTGTTTCAGAACGAATCAATGAATTACAACTTGAAAATGGTAGATTGATTGATGATCTCAATAAAGCCGAATATGAAGTTAGAAAATACAAATATCAACATAGGGGGTATGGATATGATGGGTTTGAAGAAACGAAATAAGCCTAAAGAAAGTACAGACGTAATGATTAAATTGAAAATCAGTGTTCCTGATGTTAATAACAGTGATTCATGCAATGTTGTAGATTCATTATTAAATGAAATTTGGGATGCTGCATGGAGTAAAGAAGGGGTCGAAGTAGAAGATTTGAAAGCTACATATGTGAAGGAGAAAATAGCAAAATGATGTATTTAAGTATGGCAATTCACAATATAGCGGTAATGATATTTACTGCGTACATGGTAATTCATGTTCATCCAATTTGGGCAGTGTGCATCTTATTTACACATAGAATTGGAACTAAAATTGTACGTGTTCCAATCAAGGAAAATGAGGATGATGCAGTAGATGATACAGTAGATGATGTATATGGAATGGATTGGAATGAAGAAGATAGCAATGAATCAGGTAGAGACAAGTTTTAAAAATGTAGAAAAAGCCCTGAAAGACAACGGATTATATGAAGCCTATGACGATATGGTATTAATTAAACAAGCTTTAATTGAGAGAGACAGGAAAATATACGGATTGCAGCAGCATAACAGAAATTTAGAGGATAAACTAGGAAGGATAGGAGGTTATCATTATGGAAATCCTAAACAATAACATTTATTGGTGTGACTTGCCAAAATATAGTAATACGATTCTTTATAAAAGGAGACCTTGTATCGTTATTTCAAACAATATTCAGAATAAAGGGAGTAAAACAGTAAATGTAATTCCAATTACTAGCAATTTAAAAAGAACAGATTTGCCATGCCATGTAATGATTGATACAGGACATGAGTACGGAATGGCAAAAGCGGAACAAATCTTAACGATCAATAGAGAAAATGTTAAGTGGCATATCAAGCAATTAGATTGGCAAGAAGCAAAAGAAGTAAAATGTGCATTATTAACTCAAATAGGAATTATTTAAGAATTATATAATGCCTAAAAGAGATACGGAATACGAGCATTTCAAAGAAACCTGCGGAGGATGGTTTAATTACCATGGCAATATTGGTTTAAGAGCAGGTGATGTAGCAATGGCTACTTTATTTGATGAAACTGAATTAGTACAAATTGTATTGACTAAACCTTACACTTTCAATCGCTGGTGGTGTAAGATCGTTGGCTTCAATAGTGATGGAATTGAATATCTAGTTGATAGAACAATAATATTTCAGATTTTGATTGATAAAGACTACAACTTGCGTAGAAAAAGAAGAAAAACTTCTTAAAATCAATTTAAACACGTCTAGAAGTGATTCTAACGAACAAAATAGATTAAGACGAGTATTTATTAGTGTAAATAAAGAAAAGGCTAAAAACACGTTTAAAACGATAAATATGTTTATAGCCTTTTTTAGTGTTGTGTAGTAAAATATAGATATGAACACTTACAACAAATACATTATGTTTTTATCTGATTTGATGGCGATAGAACCGCCAATGGTTATCTATCAGAAAGACGGGAAAGCCTACCATGGAAACGGGCGAAAAGCAGAAAGTTTCCAATTAAAACCATCTGCCAAAGCAACAACAATCGTGAAAGAGAATAAAATCTATGTGGATTTAGATAAATTCAAGGATGAAATAGATCTTTACTTGAGTTTGGCGCATGAAGTTAGACATTGTGCTCAATATCAAGCAATAAATGATGTTGGATTAGCGGATATTGCTACTCCTGAAATGCTCAAAATTTGGAAAAAGGAGTTAAAAGAGTATAAAGGGAGCGAAAATGAAGGATATGAAACCAAACATATAGAGTTAGATGCATTTGCATTTGCGTGGTTTATTGGGGTATCTGTATTCGGGGTAGAATTACACTTAAACGGGGTTAGAAGTGGAAAGCAGCTACTTTCAAGCTACATACAGTTCATTTCTAACAACTATAGCATTGAAGAACTAAGGGATTGCCTAGAATATTCAGGATTTGCTTATAACAGAAATCAAGCCTAGTAAAATAGTTTTTTTTAATTTATCTATTGATAAAGATATCATGATATGTTATACTATGGATGTAAAGAAAAGCATATAGCTTAAAGGAGAATGTAAAATGACAAAGGAACAATGGGAAAAAGAACATGGTTATGTTTACGGGCATAACGGAAGATATTGTGATAATCCTGAATATTTAGGAAAATACGTGGAATATTACAGAAATAACGTCCACGAAACTACTATTGAAACTGATAAAGTTGAAGCAGAGGACGAAGAATCTATTTTTGTTTGTGGTATTTGGCAGCCTAAATCAAATATCATTGATGTTATGGAATAGAGGTGGAAACTATGGCAAAAACAAGCGAAGCACAATTAAGGGCGCAAATAAAGTATGAAAAAAAGAGCGTAAGTCAAGTTTGCCTGAAATATGTTACGAAGAACAATCAAGAGATTTTAGACAAGTTAAATTCAGTGCCAAGCAAAGCAGATTATGTAAGACAATTGATCTTACAGGACTTAGAAAGAGAAAAGAAAGAGGCTAATAACAAATAGCCTTTTTTTATCAGCTTTTTTTAACACGTCTGCACTTAAAAATGGTATAATATATATAGTTAAAGAGTACCTAAAAAAGACCAAATATTGCCACTCTTTAACGAGACATTTTTTACTTCTACTTACTCTTTATTGAGAGTGCCTCAGAGCAATCTGAGGATATTATAAGGGTGTAAGTGCAATATAAATTGACGGGGGAGGGTGCAATAGAAATAACACCCATGAGTGCAATGAAACTGCCACCCCATTCGCAACAACGCCCCCAATTCGCAGTAGCCGATACAATCGCAACAGAAATTGCGTGAAATATGCCCATGTATCGCAACAGAGGTTGGGGGGAAAAAGAAAGCAAACAATTTAATTCAGAGATATAGAAACGTCCATACAGTCAAATATGCGTAATAAACACGATAAGTTCCATAATGTTTGCACAAAATTGGTTTAGGTTGGTTCATAAATTGTCATCACGTAGTCATATACTACTACTGAAATGAATAGGCAGATATTTCATTTCACACTCCTTTAGAAATTCTTTATTAATTCTATATCTTGTCGATTGTATGGTTTAAAAGGTTCTGTATTGAGCACACAGAGCCTATATTATAATTAGTTCTGCATATTTTAAAATGATTGATCTATGAAAAAGCTGATATATCTAAGTCCCTCGGCATATATATAATAGGAAAGAGGTTCGGGGGAGATAAAGAGGGGTTTTGACTTTGGGGGAAAGAAGAAAAGAGGAGCTACGTCCTCCACGAACTCCTCCAAACCCTATAAGAAGAAGATATATACACTATTATTACTAGTTTCATTTACCTATCAAGTTCTAATGTAGTTTGATGGGTTTTTTTATTGTCTTTTTTATTAAATTAATCATTTGTTCACGAAAAAATAAAGAATTCCTTTAAATAAAGGGCATTTTAAGTGTTCCAAAAAGAAAAAATTGTCAAGAAATAAAATAAATTTTGTATTTTGTATTTTGTAATCGGCGAAAAATTTTGTATTTTGTATATTTTGTATTTTGTAAATTGTTCACGATATGTAGACAAAAACACGGTGTAGTACGAAAATATCCGCTATTATATTCACGATTCGTGAACAAAAAGTGAAAAAAAGGCTTGATATTATAAAGACATCATGATATAATAACAGTGTAAAGAAAAGGGGTGACATCCAAAAATAAGACATAAAAAAAATCTTACTTCCATATGCTAGAAACAATTGAAAAGTAAGATCATTCAAAAAACGTATATATAAATTATAGTGTACGGAGGTTAAGCCCCAATAAATATATATACGTCCTTATTATAACTCAATTGGGGCTAAAAAGAAAATGGAAAAAGAACAAAAATATTATTATGGAAATGCTATAAGTGAATATGGAATTGAGCACGGTTATGTTGACTATGCAACGCTTGCAAAATGTTTCGATGCTGTTTTAAATAACGACATCATGAACTTGACTTATGACATTGGTTGCTGGGAACAAATAAGCGGCATTATTGACAACACGGACGAAATAGAAGAACTAGAAGAAAAAAGAGATGAGTTAGAAGAAGAAAACGAAAATAACCCATCACAAATTATTGAAAATGAAATAAATGAAATAAATGAACAAATAGAAGAACTTGAAAACGAACAAGACAACGATCAAGAAGTTTTCCAGTGGTTTATCGTGGACGATTGGGGTGCTAGATTATTACAAGATATTAATGAAATTGTATATTATAATGAAACGCTAGGCATGTATTTATGGGGTGTAACACACTACGGCACTTCTTGGGATTATGTATTGACTAGCATTGCAATTGATTGGTAGGTACTAACAATGACAATATTTAATGTAAGATACACACCAAACGGAATAAATGTATATAACTATGATTATGATTATGATCATATGTTTATATTCTATACTAAACGAGAAATCGAAAAAAAGGTACGTGAAACGTTAGGCCTAAAGTATAAAAGTGGTGTTGTGTTTAAATGGTAACACGCAAGCAACTTAACAAAATGTGTGTAACGCTTGCATTAAATACAAAGAAAGGAAATTAAAAAATGACTGAAAATATGTCTAAAATATACATGAAAGATATTAGAAATATATGTAGTTGTATATCTGGTTTGAGTTGTAAAACTGTAAGAAATAATAAAAAAGGGTTAAATAATTGGATTGAATTATATAATAATGATCGTTTTAAAAATAAAAGA